TCATACCCGTAGTGAACCAATATATCAAGCAGCACATTTTCAAGCCTTGTAGCTATTAATCTATGACATTGTATGCGCTTTGTTTTCTTTTTCCTATCCCAAGATATGCGCATCGCAAAAGGCAGGTAAACCCAAACCAAATAACCACGACCTTGCGGATTAGCTTTTCCGTACTTTAAATTCCTTTTGTCAGTTGTCGGGCGTTTGTACCTCATTTATTTATCTCATTTAATAACATCTGAATTTCCTCTTTAAGTCGTTCATTTTCATTTTTTAGATTAGTATTTTCGGACTTGAGTTCCAAAAAGTAATCTGATAATTTAGTAATATTCTCACTCATTCTTAATATTTCATCTTTCATTCTTCAATAGTGCAAAAAGTTTATCAATACGTTTCCCAAGTTCTGAAATCATATCGTGGATCTCTTTAATTTGCCCGTCAATAGTGTTTTGAACCACCATCTTAATATACATCTCCCTATTTTCATTAACCTCCCTCTCTTTTGCTTTACGGGATTCAGCTAAATGATTAAAATGACCACGTAGGTAGGATAGAAATCCAATTACGGCAGCCAGCAAAGGGAGTCCAATAATCAATAAAAGATTGCCAAACTCTAAAAAGTTAGTTGCTTGTGTCATTTTTGTAATTCGTTTAAAATTTGCCTAATTAAAGCAACCAATTTAGTGCCCTTATATTTACTTAAAGCTAACTTTAAAAGTAATATTAATATAGATTCCCAATTCTTAAACACCCATCCTTTAAGCACTCCCCATAAAAAAGGAATAGCAGCTATTCTAGGTTTTTGGATTACTTCGATTTCGGTGTTGAATTGTTCTTGTGTCATTTCTTTATAATGCTGCTGGTTTAAATTCTAAAGTTCCCATTTGTGCTGTAATATCTGATGATGCTCCGCCTGTTGCTGCAAGTTTGAAAACATTTGTTCCTGTAAAATTAGTAACCGTTCCAGCCGTAGAAGATTCTCGCCAACTTTGAAACGATGGTCCAAAAATATCGGTCACATTGTACCTATAGGTAGTAGCGCTATCTTTAAAAATTGTTCCTGAAATCACCCAAGAGGTTCCTGAAGTGCTTACAAACAGATTAAACACGGTTGTTCCTCCGAAATATACCGTTATTGTTTTCCCGTTTGCATTTGCAGCGAAAATCCCTGAAAATGTAAACGCCAATTTATCCCCATTATTCACCAACGTGTTACCCGGCACTGTATAAGTCATTAAATCAGTTTCCGTTGTACTTACATTGTTTGCGTCTGCATACCAATCTTTCAACTGTCTATTGGATGTACTTGCAAATTTGGTGTCCACATACGCCGTAGTAGCTATCTTAGTACTATTATCACCCGCTGTTTGAGTTGGCGCGGTAGGTGTACCTGTCAAGGCTGGACTTGCCAAATTAGCCTTTAGGTCTAACGCTGTTTGAGTGGCTGTTGAAACAGGCTTACCCGCATCCGTAGTGTTATCTACATTTCCAAGTCCCACCATTGCGGCTGTTATGCCCGAAACTGTTCCCGTAAAAGTCGGGGAAGCTAAAGGTGCATATCCACTAAGTGCCGAACTTGTGATGTACCCAGCCCCGTTGGTTATCCCTGAATTATTTAAGGTAATATTTGCCGTTCCGTCAAATGAAGTTCCTGAAATTGTACGTGCTGTTTGCAAAGCGGTGGCTGTTGAAGCGTTGCCCGTTAAATCCCCTGTTATAGCTTGATTTGCAACAATGCTTGTCGGTGTTAAATACATAACTGGAGTAGTGAAAGTGCTCCCTCCTGCTGCTGTTGATGGTGTAAGCTCTAAAGCACCTGAAAGAGTGTTATTAGTAGAAATCTGCCAATTTGTTGCACTATTAGATTTGATAATCTTAAAAATTCCTGTTCCATTAACAGCAGGAGTTGTCGAGCCTAATAAAAGATTCCCTCCTACCGTTACATCCGAAGAAGCGTCTATTGTAGTCGCTCCTATTATCGCTCCACTTACGTCTGCTGAACCGTTGAAATTATTCCCCCAAATCGCCCTATTAGTCGTTAAAGTAGCTGCGCTACCTCCAATACTAAGATTAGTTACGGGTGTTGTCGATGTGACGGTTAATGGTGCTGTTCCTGTTGCAACTGTTGATGTAAGTGCAGTCCCTTGAACTACACCTGCAACTTGCAGATCTGAGCCAGAAATTGTTAAACTTGAAGCATCGCCAATATCAGAAGCAGAATTGAACTTTGCCAATTTACCAGCCGTTCCGCTTCCTGTTATAGTGCCAGCACTTCCACCCGTTGCAGTTAATGTACCTGCCGATAAAGAAAGACCAGACCCAATTGTTACTTTTCCGACAATACCTGAATTATTTGCAGAAGTCAAAACATCACCAGAGCCAGCTAAACTTTGTAAATTTAAAACTGCTGCACTTGATAACCCCATCCCAGTACTCGCCCCGTTAACGTTCCAAATATATGAAAGCGAGTTAGTAGTCCAATTTCTGTAAGTTGCTGCAACCCTATCGTATATTTGAAGGGTTGCTAAATTTGTCGCACCGTTCCCAAATTCAAAACCTGTGTTATTTGTAGCTCCAACAACAACAAGCCTATCAGAAGGACTTGCGATTCCTACGCCAACATTTCCGCTGAAATTGGCGGCAGCCCCTGTTACCGTTCCAGTTAAAGTTGGAGAAGCTGAAAAAACCGCATTCCCTGTTCCTGTTTCATCTGTTAAAGCGGTTGAAAGATTTGCAGATGTGAAAGAGCCTAAAGATGTAGCGTTGCCCACTGATGTGACCACTCCTGTTAGATTTGCGTTGGTGGTTACTGTTGCTGAATTGCCGTTAACGCTCCCGACAATTGTAGAATTAAACGTCTTTGCTCCTGCAATCGTCTGCGTTCCAGTAGTAACATACCCCTCATTTGCCGCACTTGCTGCTGTCATACTTATAACAGGCGTTGTTGTGCTAGTTGCAACTGATATAGGGGAAGTTCCTGATACAGATGTGACTGTTCCTGTATTTGAGGTTTTATTATTAAAGGTTGTCCAATCAGCGGCACTCAAAGCGCCCCGATTAGCTGCCGAAGACGTAGGTACATTTAGGGTTATGACTGGCGTTGTTGTGCCTGTGGCTACTGTTGAAGATAAATCTGTTCCACTTGTGCCTAAAGTCAAGGCTGCAACCGAAGTTACCGTTCCGTTAGTTTTAAGCACCTTAAATATCCTTCCATTACGAACTACCAAAATACTATCTGATACCAAGCCAAGTGATACATTTTTTAGGTAGACTTTCCCGTATAGCGAAGTTCCGCCCGTTCCTGCGGTTTTACCAACCCGTATCGAATCGTAATTTAATTGGTAGGTCGTTTGAGCCTGTGCGAAAAGAGGCAATAATAAGATTAAAAAGATTAGTTTTTTCATGTCGTTGCTGCTACGCCTCCAAGTGGGATGCTATACCAACTTAAAGAGCCTTTTATGTATATTAATGGATTATCTGTAATTGATTCGCATACTACCTGAAAAGGAGCTTCGGCATTCGGGTACGCTGCATTTAATTCATCTACGCTTAACTCTGCCGTTGTTGCATTTAGAACGATTGATAAGTCACGTAACGCTCCAATAGTAGTACGGTATGTAACTGCATTACCTGTTTCAGCAACTACTATTAAGGTCGTATCTGCCAGCGTTCCTGAGAATGCTGGAAAATCTTTTGTATATATTCCAACTACTGGCATAATATTTAATTTACAAATACATAAACTCCGTTATCTACGTAAGTATCTACGTCTTGATACCATACGTTTTGATCTAAATCAGTCGGTATAATTTCACCAAAGCCTATAATTGCTCCCGTAAATGTAATAATTCCGCCCGAATTTGACACTATTTCGAGATTAGAAAGAAATCCAAGCCCTGAGTCATTAGTGCCTGTCATCTCCCATCCCCCAATTACTTGCGCTCTTGTTAATATTGCTAAATCATCCCATGACATACCTAAATCGGAAACCATAACCGCCTCGAAACTGATTTGGTAAGAGTTTGCCAAAGGGAGCGATTTTAAAGCCCCTGATTGCGTTCTCTTTGCCGTATTAATGAAAGTCACCGCCTCGCTTAAACCATTTGATGTAAGGCACGCAATAGGCTCGTCATTCCAATATAATATGCAATCATTCCCATTCATCATTTTACAGTCACTTTAGTAGTTTCTCCGTAATCAGGCTCTAATGTGTAATCCATTGTAATCTCTGTATTTGCGATTCTTGTTTGAACCATTTTACAGATATTCGCTTGTAAATCATAACGTAAAGATACCGGCATAAACCTGCCCGTTACTAAATCAATTTCAAACAAAGATAAAGGATTGAAATAATTAAAAACAGATCCCTCAAACTTTACAAAAGGGCCTGCGTACATTCTTTGAAGTTCCTCAACTGCAAGCCTTAAAAACGGTTTACTTACTGCATAGGTGTTTGCTAATCCCGATTCTGCTATCCCTCTGCGATTCCATAATGCAGTTAGTGTTGTTTCATCGCTTTCGTAGATTGCACCGAGATATAGGGATGAAACGCTATCCCCCGTAAAAACATCAATGGTGTCAGGCACAAAACTGAATTCTCCTGTTTGCGTTGCTATATGAATCTCCCCAACCTGAACACCTAAATCTAAATATACTTTTGCAGAAATTGAAGTATATACAATATTCTCAACTGTTCCCGAAGGCGCTAAAATGCGGAATGTAATATTTCCGCTTGATGGTACGGTATTAGTTGTTATGGTTGCACTTCCTGTTGTTCCAGATAAAGATCGTAGAGAATAATAATTAATCCCCGGCTCAACTGCCGTAATTGCCCAGCTCCCATCTGCTTGAAGATACCAAACAATTGAGCCATCTGTTAAGCTAATAACAAAGTTCATATCCGTACCATTTATAAAGGCTGGATTTTCATAATCAATTACAAACTTTACATAATTTTGAACGCTTGAATTAAAGGTTACAGGTACTAAATTATCGTTCTCATAATAATTTGTTAGTGTCGGATAAGTGCCTAAATCAGAGTAGAATATTAACCCACCCGATAAATAAGTACCTAAAAACATAACCCCGGTTTTAGTCCATCCAGGTATAGTTACATCATCACAAGGCAGAGCAGGATCACCAACACACCCGCGCGAAAAACCTGCAAAAGTCGGATTGTCTAACTCTTCATCAGGATTCTGCTTTACTCCATACTTATAAGACATTGAAACATTTTTATAAGCCCGTTCAATCATGCTTAACTGATCAGTCAGAATATGGAAGTAAGGTGCAATAATTAAGCCTTGAGAATAGCCCCCTAAAATTTGTTTAATGTTTTTAGAAACCGTACCCGTATAAACATTATCTGTATATGACCTGAAAACTAAAGTATCTGATAAAGCTGCTTCATTTGGCCTATAAATATACCACTCACCCTCTGATTGAATGATGCATGCAGTCCATTGCTTTAGAATAGAATCCATAACCTCCTGGCAGTTCATAGGGTTAATCTCATCGTCTTTCAGGAACCTTTGAGCATCGACAAAAGTAGTATTTAAAGGGTCTAAAGTATCTGAAGGCGTGTAAGATGAAGGGTAGATATTTACGCAAGTATTAATTACGATTGAAGGATAGGCTAAACGATTAAGGCAGTTATAAATAACCTCTAAAAATGATTGTTTGCCTAACCAAAAGTTACCATCGTTTTGAACATAGGAAAGATTCTTAATTAATCCTAATCCATCAACTGCATTAACTTGAATCGTGTAAGGTGTGAAAGCAAAGGATTCTTGGCACCCATCAGGAATAATGAAACCCGACCAAATTAATGAAGCATTACGGTAAATTTCAACTAACCACTTTTGTTCATTCTCTGTGTAAAGGTCTTGTAATTGGAAGTTTTCGGTAGCGATTAGATTTAACGTACATTCAGAACCTCGTAATGGCTGCATCTTATTATCTGAGCTATTATTATAGTCAATGATAATCGGGCTTTCCTGTGCTTCGATTTCCTCTGAGGCATCCACTCCGTCAAGTTCTGATATATTACATAGATACTCATCAATAACCAACGGGTTGCGCTTATCTCGATCTGAATAAAAAGTAAAATAATATCTAAGGTTGTAAATCATGGCCCGAATCTTTGAAGTTTAGCCCCTGCACGATTTAGAACACCTACTAAGTTAACGCCCGATATTTCAAACACTACGCGACCTCCCCCAAAATCTACGGATGAAGCTGATGAAGTTGTGGCTGTGCTTGTGCTGTATGCAGGCTGTGGTGTTGGTTGTTTCTTTTTGAATAATCCACCTAACAATGAAGCCCCGGCAACTGCAATACCAACACCTCCCAAAATACCACCTAAAGCACCAAGCCCTTTCCCACCAATACCCAAAGCCTTACCAACTGTACTAAATAGATTTCCTTTCTTTTGTGCTCCTTTATCTCCTAAAAGACCTAATATCCCCGTAGTGGCCTCACTCGCCAAAACGGATGCAAACGTACTTATTATGCTTTTCCCCAATGAGGCAAAGGAAAACTTACCATTCATTAAAATATCATCAAAGAAAGTTTTAAATGAGCTTCCGAGATTTGGCAAAATATCACCTTTTACATAATCTGAAAAAGTTGTTAATGGCTCGGTTAACCTTGTTGTAATATCGGGAGGCAAACCGATTAAAGGTGTTTTATTGATTAACGCCTCAGTAGCTCTATATTTAGCTAAGAAAGTATCTAAAGAGTTTAACCGTTCAATGCCTATCTTTTTTTCGCGTGCAAATTTAGCCTCGTCTACTTTCTTTAACCTATCACCTCCTAAACTACCTGATAAAACCGCCCCTTTTTCAAGCTCTGTATTAACAGACTTTTCAAGCTGCAAATTCTTATCTCTAAGGATATTAGAATCTGTCTTTAAATTATTTATTTGTTTCTGTATTTCACTTTGATTTCGCAAAGAATCTGTTAATGCCAAATCTGCTTTAGCTTGACCTAATTCACCACCAGCTACTTTTGCTGCTTGCAATGCTTTTGCCGTTGTTATTTTTGCTTTATCTCCTGCAGTTGTTAAATCAATTATCTTTTGCTCATTCTCTAATTGCCGTTGAGAATTCTTAGTAATTAAATCCCCTGCAGCTCTTGCTCTTGCAGTAGCTAATATTGAAGTAGTTAATTTATCATATGCATCTTTTGTTTTTATAGAAGCTTCCTGTTCAAATTTTATATTCCCAAAATAGGCAGGGTATAACCTTTGAATCTCATTGTAGGCTGACTTCCTTTTATCTAATGAAAGCGCTCCATTTTGATATTGCTTAAATAATAAATTAAGCGTAGTTGTTTCCTGTGCAGCAGATTGCGCACCCACTAACTGCGCTCTCTGTACCTGACCTAATGAATTGGCATATTCATCTGCGCTAGTTTTAGCCTCCTTGACAGTTTTATTTGCCTTTTGCTGATATTGCTGATATAAAAGTATTCCAGCACTAACAACCGATAATGCAAGACCTAAACCGCCTGCACCAAGCAATGAACCACCTAAAGCCTTTAACGCTGACCCAGCAGAGCCTGTTTCTTTCTTTAATCTTTGAAATGACTCAAGCAAGGGATTCAAGTTGTTTTGGATACCAATGAAACCAAAAGGCGCATCTTGAGCAACTCTGCCTAAGTTAGTCAATGCAAAAGCAGCCTGATTAGATCCTTTTGCAACAGATCCCCCTAACTGAGCTGAAACACTTGCGGCACTTGCGGCAGTCTTTTTTAAGTCGGCGCTAACCTTACCCGAAAAATTAGATAAATCCTGCTCACCCTTTTTAAGTTTACTTGAGAAATTACCTATCTCCGCATCTATCCGTACTTTTAATTCAGCGTCTGCCATGGTTTTTAATTGCTTCTTTTAATTTTTCCGCTGCCTTTTGTGTTCTTTGCTCGTCCGCTTCCTCCTCATCTGCAAATTTCAGTAACTTGTCAGGACTTGCAGGCGGTGTTTTTAGAAATGGATTATGCCTTACTATTTGCCAAGTTTGCCATCTGATTGTTTTTAACTCCTCTAATTGCTTTGCTCTATACCCATCTAAAATAATATAGTACTCTGCAAGCGATAAGCTATAAAAATAATCATACGTTAACCCTATCTCACCAACTGCAACCTGTAAAATGTCAGATTTCCAAATTAACTTTAGGCTATCTCCTTGCTTTTTTTTTGTTCTGTACCTTCCTGAGTGCCACCTAAAGCACTTAGCAACTTAGCCGTAAACTCACCCACCTTTTCAGAATTACCGCCTCCCCATTCGTCTAACCAATCATATACATCGTCAGGATCATAAGGAAAATCAATCGCTTGTCCTTTTTCAGTCTTTAACCTTTGAGCATCCTTCGCCGAAAAGTAAATAAAATGCCGAATAGTAGGCACGAATTTCTGATCTAAAGCGTTACCAATATCGGACAATAAAATACCCATTGTTTCAAGCGTCTTTTCAGTCGCATAAGTTCCGCAATGGAAATCCATATCAGAAAAAATTGGATTCCCTGAACTATCAACTCCCGTTCTTACAGGTAGTTTAAAAATCTCTGCCATAAATTAGGTAGTTTGTGAAATCTCTCCGTTACCTTTAATTGACCCTGTGAAAGTAATATTTTCACCAGCAGCAGCAGTCATATCTAAACTTTCAAAATACCCCTCTCCATATTCAGTAACAAATGCAGGGCTTCCGATTTCTTCTTTCCAATAAATCAAAGTCTTTGCCCTCTCAAGGCCTTTCAGGTAATCCCAAGAAGCTAAAGCAGTATTACCCCCAGCGGAGGTTGTATCTGTTAGCAAACCTTCCAATGATTTAGAATAGCTATAAGCATTTGGCGTAACCTGAATTACTCCCGGATCACATTTAGTTTGCACTTCATTAAAGGTCACATTTTCAGATGTGCCGTTAGAAGTTAAGCAAGCGATTGGAACGTAATCACCTGCCCTTAGAATTGATAGGATGCTGTCATCCCCGTTTACAAAAGTTGCCATAATTATTTATTTAAGTGGTTGTTGAAATCTGTTTAATTTTATGTGTAAATATTAATATTTTGCGATATACCGAATCGGCTACGTTGTCCTCGGTTAATCCTCTGTCTAACGTTTTTCGAACAGTTACGATTTGAAAGTTATCCATTGTTGGGTAATCCAACGTGCTTCCCGTTCTCAGTAATTGCAAAACCTCATTTGAGATTTGCTCTGATAATAGCTTACCACCTTTTTGCTTTGGAAACTTAGTCACGATATCAACTGTAATTGAGCAGTCCTGATAAAAACCGCATTTTATCATTATATCGGATGCCGTTTGGTTTGTGATAATTCCGTAAGCTATTGCAGTACCGATTTGCGCAGGTGCAGCTCCTACCCTTTCATCATAGAATGGAATTGATACCCCCGATATTGCTACCGTGGATAATTTAGCTAAATAAGCCTGCCTCAACTCGGTCTGTACTTCAAACATTTTTCTTAAGTATCTTTTTTAACTCTGCAATAAATAAAGGGCTTTCTTTTAGGAAAGCCGGTATTAAATAAGGTTGTTTCATTATTCTGCCTTTACCATTTTTATAAAACTTTCGAGCAGCTGCCTGCACTTCCTTTGGTAATGTAGGCACGTATGAAGCCGCATCTGTACCCGTTCCAAACTCTACGTAAATCGGAATCGGTGTGTTAGCTTCAATACCTACGTCAAATGCAAAGCCATTATTTGAAGGCGTTTTATTTATAAACTGAGCTACGCTAATACTTTCGGGACCCGATTTTTTACCCATAATAAATAAAAAGTTAGGAGCATTACTAATCGCATCCTGTTCTATTTGTGTCGCACTATCTAAAACCTGCAACTTCACATCCTGAACAGTCTGCTCACTCAATCGCTTTAACCGCTTTTCAAGTGACTTTAAACCCTGAATTTTAATAGTTGCATTTGCCATTACGTAGTTTCTATTATTCTATCCTGAACAATCAACATTGTGTATTCTCTTTTATGCCTTGTGCCCTGTAACTCAACTGAATTAATTGTGTATTGGTAACTGTTCCACTCCAAGTACATTAAGTTGTTTGGCGTAAAAGCCTCCCGATATTTAATTCTTAGCTTATAGATCTGCTCTAAATTCCGTTCCATTTGCTCCAAATCAGAACGAGAACGGATTTGATCAATAGCTATATAAGTCGTTAATAATTCAATTCTGTCAGGCGTTGTGCCTCCTGCTCCATCAGATATGTCCTGATAGTCAATGAAAGTACCTATCTGATCATAATTTCCGGTCATTATACAATCGGATTTAAACGGTAACTAAACTCTAATTCAGTACTTGTATTAATAGCCTTACTCACCTGCTCATTGCTTGCATCTGCTCTATATTTAAATGCCGTTTCAACTCTCATGCAAATTGCTGACTTTAAATCTTCTGGTAACGTATTTGTCACTACCAAGGCAGCCTCAGTATAATAACCTGTATAATAATTTAAAGTCCATTCATTATAAGTCCTTAAAAGTGACCCCAAAACATCGTAATATGGATCATAATTTGATGGAGTACATGGCAAACCAACTTTAATCTGTGGCGTGTCATACCCGAATAAGTCGTAATTAGTCGAAGTAATTGCACTCCCATCAGCATCAACTAATGTTTTAATCTCCTTAAAAGGAGCATAAGGCAAATCAACTTTATACTGATTGCTGACTAATTGTATTTCTTTTTTACCATATGCCAATCCTGTAAACTTCTCAGATGATATTCGAGCTGCTTTAATTAGCCTGGTTATTAGCGTGTCAAAGTCCGTAAAATCAATCTCCATAAAGTCCTTACAATATTGCAGGCTTACAGGCTCTTCAGTTAAATCGGTTATTATCTTACTTTGATACATTCCCTTTAGTTTTATAAACTCTTTTATCCATCTTATTAGTCAACTGCAAGGCATGACCTGAGATAATCAAGTAATGACCAAAGCTATCAGATACTTCTGCGATTTTGCCTCTGTTCCCTGACTTATGGGATTTAATGTATTCGATTTTCATTGATAGGTAATTAAAAAACCCTGCCACCTTTAGCAGATAACAGGGCTCTTATCTTATGAGTTACTTGATTACGTTGTAGCTTCAAGCAATGCTTCAGCAGTAGCAAAGTCACCTTTGATAATTACCTGTACATCGTTTGCAGATACAAATTGGACTAACCTCTGCTCTAACAAGATTGTTTTCTTGTTATTGATAAAGTCGTTTCCATCCAATCCAATCTGGACTCTCATGCCCTGACGGAATAGTACGTTGATTACTGATAAGTCACCACCAATGAAATCAATTCCTAAAGAATCTAAAGCATTAGTACCGATCAATCGAACACCTTGTAAGGTGGTGTAACCTTGTGCATCTTGTCCTAAAAACGCAGTTGGGTTTGTGTACTCTCCAAGAGTGGTTTTAGTTGAAATCATTTTAGCAAGGAAGCCTTCGTTAACAAAGAATCCTGTTGGAATACCGAAAGCCTTTTTAACTTGCAGGATTGCAGCGATTAAAACATCAAACTCATTCGCATCTGTGATAGTTCCGGCCATTGTAGAGCCTGTGAATGCAGTCGCGTATTCGTCAAGTCCTTTAAGATCGTCACCTGTTCCGGGGCCTGAAAATAAGCCTGTTTCAGTCACAATATCAGCACGCTTCATTAAGTTGTTTTGAACGTAGCTCATTAACTGAGGCAGGTCATCCATAAACTCGGTAGTCACCTTTCCGTAAACTGCGATCTTCTTAGCAACCATTTGACGCTCCTCGTAACGAACAGAAAGGAATGTTTTAGTATCTCCTTCTCCTATGAAGATTGGTGTGCCTTGCTCGTCCAATTCCTCAATCCACATCGCATAAGGCTTAGTCATTGAGCCTGTCGATACGTTTTGCAAGTAAGTTAATTGGCGTTTACGAATCGGGCTTATAATGCCTGTATTTTGGGTTAATGAGTAATTGCTTTCAGAACCTACGGCTTCAATCGTGTTAAAATCTCCGATTGTTACGGCTTCTTTCAAGTCGAATACTAAAGGGCCATCTTGCTTACCATCGTTTTTGATGATCGCTTTAATAGTTTCAGCTTGAGCCATATATGCTTCGGTGAATGCCTGCTCAAATGATTTTAGTTTGCGAGTTGATTCGCTTTTCTTATTCATTTTAGTTGACAGAGCATCGTGCTGATCCTGTAGCTCTTTTACCTTTGCTTCCAATTCAGATTTAATACCTGAAATATCTTCTTTGGTTGCTTTTGCCTCAAGTGCCTCAAGTGCTTTTTTAGCTTCTGCTAATGCCTCGGTTGCTTGTGTTTTTGCACCATCTACGCCATCTTTCAGGCCTTTAGACGCTAATTCAATAGCGTCTGTTATTTCTTTAATTTCCATAACGGAATGAATTTTTAATGTGAATGAATAATTGTTTCGCATCAATCGGCTCATCTTTCTGGGTGCTTTCGGGCGGCGCAGTTGTGAGTGATTTAAGTATTTTTTCAACTTCCAATAGTCTTGAATCGGAATAAGGGAGGTTATACATTTTAGTTAAATGGTCGATTATATCGGATGCGCTTGATTTAGCACCTAATACAACCGCATTTGGGTTAGCTCCCCAACTTGTTAAGAATGAATATTCCCGTAGGTTATATTCAGTAATAATCTTTGAGTTCTTCTGATCGCGTCTTATAACCTGATAGCCAATTGACAAATCAGCTTCCTGACCGTTGGAGTGAATTAACTTAATATCGTTAAACATATCCTTTCCTAAATCGGTTTCCATATTGAATTGAGTACCTGTGAATAATCCATCGGGATGCTCTGGCCTTAATTCTTTAGGCACTCCGATTAGTAAACGGGTGTCGTGATTCTTGTAAACTCTTAGCTTTTTACGACCTTCGGAAACAGTTTTCATGAATGAACCGGGATGCGAAATATCCCCATCGCTATCCTCATTATTATAAGCATTAGCAATAGCTTCCACATAGCCTTTCTTATCGTCAAGCTCCTTAATTTCGGAATTGTGGTCTTTTGTTAGCTGATTCATTGATGTAAAAATAAATATTATAAAAATGCATCTGTAAAGTTTTGATATACAGAACAGTTTTGTATATTTGATATATGAATACAGAACAGATATTCAAACTCATAACATCAGAGCATAAATGGTACGCTCCGTATATGTCGGCTCAAGCAGCATTCCTATTTAAGCGTAGGTTTTTGAATGGTGAACTAAAGGAAAGCACCATTAAGAGATGGTTTTCCAAATTCGGATATTATCAAAATGAGATAACATGGACAAAATTATAAAAGAAATACAAATAGGTTGGGAGGATAGCCAGTATAATGAGTGCAAGCCATCTGAATTGGAATATTTAGGCGAGGATATATTTGATTTTACTTGCTACGATAGCGATATATCTAAACTTTTTGCTCAGGGAATGATTGAAGTTATCGAAGCCCTAATATTAAAGAAAACATTTGAGTATCAAAACCAATCCGATAGCAAATACCTTACATACCTAACTATGGTAAATATGCCATTTTTGCATGGGAAACTAAATTGGGGTACTTCTATAAGAGGAGTATGGATTGAAGATGAATTATTTGAAATAAAATGTAAAGCTATTTTAGAATGGGTTAAACTAAATCCACCAAAAATAACATGGAAGAAGAAGTAAAACAATCCTACATCAATGAGTTTATTCAATTCAAAGATGGGTTAATTAAATGTATTAAAGCTCCTAATAGCATCTGGACTGTTAAGGTTTATTCTAACCCAACCCTAAAGGAATTTTATTATAACGGTAAAGATAAGACTGCCAAAATATTTGTGGAGGGAGTTTATATTGACGTTACGGATTATCTTAAATGATTGACATAGGTGTACGGATTCTCAGCCCCCCATCTATACAAATGAAACAAATACACCCCTTTAGCAGCCCCCACATTAAACCGCCCTTTTGCTGACTGACAGAATTCCTTATCAAAGAATATTGAATTCTCTTTAAACTTGATAGCTTCCCAAACGGATTTATGAAATATCATGCACATCCCTGCTACTATTGGAACGCCTGTCACTTGAGTACCGTACTTATCCCATTGATTATTTGCTATTTCGATATGATTTGAAATGTCGGGATCTGAATTGAACTTTCCATTTACTAATTGATACGGAGCTTTTAATCGGTTTGTCATACACCCGATAATATCAAAATCTAGATTAGCTTCAATTACCTGATAGATTTGTGCTCCCCAATCAGATCGGAGTGGTAAAGTATCCTGATCACGTAGGCAGATATAGCAATCGGCTGGCAGTTCTGCAATACGTGAGTTAAATTCTTTCCCTATGTTTTTGTCGGGATGGAATGGTTGTATGAAGTGGATAATCATTCTATAATCTTAAATTCAGGTATCGGTACGATAAACTTCCCTTTATAAACAGGTCTTAACCTTTCAATGATTGCATCGGTAAAGTTCCAACTCAGAATGACAATGTAATCAGGCTCATGTTTTTTAACCTCACCGATTCCAACAATCGGGATTCCTGTACCTGGTGAAAACTTACCAATCTTCTCAGGCGTGTCGTCTGCAATGAAATCAATTATATCGGTGTTCATTCCTGCCATGTTTAGTAACGTGTTGCCTTTGGCACTCGCTGCGAACGATGCAATCTTTTTACCAGACTTCTTAAGTGCAAGTAATTGAGCCGAAAAGTTGCCAACCAAATCATAGACTTTAGCTGACCAATCGGTGTATTTTGATAGATGGGTATATTCAAACTCAGAGATTAATAATTTATTTACTCTACAAGATTGCTCATACGCTTGATCTTTAGCAATAATATACCGCATCGTTCCGCCATGTATGTTTTGTTTTTCAATATCAATAACCCTCAATCCAACCTGATCGCATAATTTCACTAAGGGAGTTAAGCTCCAATAAGTAACGTGCTCAAAATAAACCGTATCAAATTCCATATTCTCAATAAAGTCTATCAAGTAAGGATTTTCAATGACTAATACCCCCTTATCTGCCAAAGCATATTCGCAAGCCTGTAAAAATCCTTTAACATCGTCTAAATGAGCAAAAACGTTAGTCGCTGTAAATAAGTCTGCATGACCGTATGTATTTACCACATCAATAGCAACATCCTGTCCCCAAAAGTCTGATATAGCAGGTATTCCATTTGCTTCTGATATTGCAGTTAGGTTTGATGCAGGGTCAATATTTAGGACTTTGTGATTAATTACTTTTTTGAAAGTATTTAGCAAAGTTCCATCATTACCGGCTATGTCGATATGGAAGCTATCGGTATGCAATTCATAAGCTATATCAAGTTGTACTGCCATTTCCCTGCAATGCTGAATATACGGCTTATTTACGCTACTACGATAAGTATAGTAACTAAACATCTTTTCAGGGTCGATAACTACTGATAACTGAGATAGTGAGCATGATTCACAAAACATGACTTGTAACGGGAACCGCTCTTTTGCTTTGGCATCCGTTGCTTTTGATTCCAGATTATTAGCCAAAGGCATCAATCCTAAATCAAGATACTTGACTAACTTATCCGAACCGCAAACCCTGCAATTTGTATGAGGCTTAGCGATTGACTTATCATCTTTGTAATTCTGCCACCGTTGCAAGTTTAATGAAGTATCGTAAGGCGTTGCAAAATTAGTATCTCCAATCTTTACAGGACTTACTACACTTCTATCTGATGCGTGCTCAAATAGGTTTTTCCTTTCAGTTCCTAAATTTAGAACCCCTATTAATGGACTGATTGAAGCCTCGTAAATTAAAGGTGCGATTTGATCTACATAATCCTTTGAAGTCCATTTATCGGTAAATGCCTCTTTGTATGGAAATGTATTAGCCCCAAATGAAGTACGGATAATTAAATGATTCTTAACTGCCACCGCTGAGCATTCACCGCCCAGCTTTGTCCATGAATAAAGATTGAACGGCATAATCGGATCTGATTCCTGATAGTTTCCATGATCACCTGGATAAACGTAATCAGTCGAAATATAAACGTATCGGATATTTAACGACAAACAGGCAACCGCTAAGTTTGCAGAACCGATAATATTCGTATCAATAGCTGATATCGGATTCTTTTCAACTATTCGATTGTCCGTAACCGCCGCCCCGTTAATCAAAACATCAGGTCTAATTGACTTCAAGTAAATCAATATATCAGACATCTTAGTAATATTAACCTCCGCTCGTGATGGGTAATTAAGATTATAATGTTTCTGCATTTCTGTTCCTAAAATGCCAGAGCCTCCGAATAGTACTATTTTCATGCTTTCGTAATTACTATAAAACCATTCATAAACTGAACCGAATCGAATAACGGCACGCCTGTGTGACAATCCTCTCTCCTGTGCCATCCCTTTGCCCAATCTCCAAATTCAGTAGGGGCATTCAATGGAATGCTTCCCCTACGGCCTTTTAAGTGAACATCATCTGCAAAGGTTTTAAAATACTCAACAGGTGAAATTCTTCCGTTTTTGTACTCTCTCCAGTACGAAGTTGTGGTATCCTCGACAATATAAATTCCTCCCGATTTAACATAAGGAAACAAGGTTTGAAAAGTTAGTATCTGCTCCATCCAAAAGTGATTGCCATCGTCTATAATTAAGTCAAATGGTGAAAACTGCTCCATGTTTTTAAGTTGTGCTAAATTCCGCTGATCAAGCAAATGGAATTTAATCCTTTCAGAATAAGACTCGCATGATTCGGAAGCCTTTGAAATATCAGCACCATGAATGATGGCCTTTGTAAAGTAATCTGCCCACATACTGACAGACTGACCTTGTGCTACCCCTATCTCTAAGATGGAAGTAAATGTATCTCTATATTGTGAAAGTAACCTGTCATACTTAACGCAATAGTTATGATAATGGGAGGACTTATCGCATTTATGTTTGATAGCTAAACGGTCAAGCACACTATTATTTTCTAATTTGGTTACTCCTTTTGGAAGTGGAGGAAAAACCTGCTCATGTTTGCCCTTCAATTCTAAATGACCTCTAACGCCTTCATCCCATAAAGGGGAGGTTTTCAAGTCGGGTGCTATCATTACAGGCTTTTTACCCATGCTGATAATCTGCTCATATAAAGCCGTTTTGCTTTTATGCTCAAAGTGATAGCAATCTTCTCTATTTTCAATCGGGTCTTTTGGGAATGTTAGCTTTTTAGCAACCTCCTTTGTAACTGAAAAGCCTGTTGTTCTAACGTGTGTTTTTACAACGTCTGATATTTCGTAACATGGCAAATTACCTGCTTCTAAGTGCGTTAAATATTGCCTTGCGAAATCTTTAGCCATCGGGATGCAGTCATCTGTAATCCATATTAAGCTATCCCATTTATTTGGAAATCCTTTTAGCCGTTCTTTGCACACATCCTGAAATGCGCCAATATCAAACCCTTTGTTTTCACGCGGAACATACTTAATCCCATAATCGCTACATAATTGAGCGTACCTTTCATTGTCTTGCTCAAGGTTATGCACAATAATTAATTCTGCTCCTGATCTATCACATTGATTCCAGCAATTAAGCCATAACTTAAGATTATCAAATCTGTTCCAAATAATAATAGCAATGATTGTTTTTTGTAAGATAGGTTTAGCTTGCTCATGCCAAAGGTCATGCCATTTGTGCATACGTTTGTCTATTTGTGCTTTAGTCTTTTTAAAAGGCTTCGATTCCTGACAATGTACAATGATAGGATTTGATGGTATTGGAAGCGTTCTGCAATGAATCTCATAGCAGTCCTGATAATCCCATTCTAAAGGCAAAAGATTAATCTTTAAGCCTTCCATGTATATAAAGTCATTTAGGATGCCTTCATCAATGGAATAAGAGAACGGCGCGGAATTAGCATAATCAAGCAATTTGCTATACCATTTATTATTTACTATTGACTTATTAGCAACTAATAAAGCAGGCTGAATATCAATCTTACCATCCTTCATCCGTTGAATTAATTTCTCAAACCGTAAGCCTTGACGTTCCAAAGCAGGAACATGAGCCATAAAGCATTTAGATACGATATGATCTTCAACTGAAATCAAATCAAATTCGTTCAATTCATCTGAAAATAGATAAGAAATATCCTGAATACAAATACAATCACAATCAATGCACAATACCCGATCATAACCAACTATATTAAATATTTCGTACCTATACCACGAAGTTGCGTATTTGTTTTCCGGCAAATCAACACTATATTTAACATTTGCATATCTGGCCTTAATTTCATCAGTTACAAAATGACAGTTATCCGCTCCGAATTCTTTTAGCACTTCGGGATCTGCCGTAATGATTTTGAAATCTACGTTTGTACAATCGGTGTATCTACGAATCGTATTAAACATTGTTTTGCCAGCTTCTTTGTAGTTTCTGTCAAATACGGTAGTAATTAGGATTTTTAAACCTTTTGGTTTTTTAGCTTTAGCCATTTCGTTAGTAAATATTTGATTGTGTTCTTTCCATCTATGTAAAAACTTTCGATTCCCTGTATCCCATAACGGGGACCTTTCAAGATCGTTAAGCCGCAGGAGCTTTGTGTTCATTTGTTTTTATACGTTTGGGTATTTAACTTCAAGAATCTTTAATTTATCTATCAAAGTACCTTGTGTATTCCGATTTCCTGCCAACTGCAATCCTCCCTCAATCAGTAAGACTGCCATTTGGGACTTTTTACGTTTTTCTTGCTCGCAAAGGTTTACAATCTTATCGTAAATCTCATCGGGCATTATGACTGTGATTCTTTTCATTCTACTAAAGTACTATTAAATCTCACAATATATAAAACAAAAAAAGTAGGCTATCTCCCGACGGCCTACTCTCAAACTCTAAAACTAAAATTATGAAAGTACTAATCTACATTTTATAATTCCTTCTTGCAAATCTTTCAGACATATAAATAACTGTACACCCGCAATTACAAGTCTGTGCTGCCCCTGCCGTCGGATCTCCCGGCTGTGCCATTAGCGTAACCCCTCCTGTTTCCTGACTCAGTACCTGAAAATCGTCATCTATCGGTATCGGAGGCTTATTGCCCTCGGTTACATGAGTATCTCGATTTTCTTTTTGTGGGACATGAATCCATTTTTTATACATGGCTATTCCTGTATTCAATTTACCGTAGTCATCTGCTGACCTGCGCTTACCAACATTAGTTGCTCTGGTAACTTCCGTTCTGCCTATCAATCGGGAGCGTACTCTGCCAATTTCGCCAAGCGTGTAACGGTATATCCTTGCAGCCGTTTGCTTTTGACTATCCCCTGCATCTAAAGCATCCTGTAAAGCTCTATTAATTGCGCTTTGGGTGTTATCGCTAACCTGAGTAATCATAGTAGCTAAGTTGTTCACTACATACTCATTCATCCAAAGCCGCCAAGTAGCTAATAGTAATTGTAGCTCTACTTTTGTTCCTTCCTGTTTCTTAATACGTGCATATTCTTTTTTCGCTTGATCTACGCCTGCATATTCATATACACGATTATAAGCTCGTGTCATTGGTTCGGCAGATACCTGTGCAAATGGGTTTTCTATGGATGGAGTGACTTGTTCTCGTAATGCTTTATAAAATTCACGATAAGCAAATTTCAGATAGCGATTAAGATCACGCTGGTATAATCTCGCTATCTGTCTGTCTGTCATTTTGAAGTCGTTCTATGAGTAATTTTCTTTTAGCAAGTATCTGCCTTAATCGAATTGCGCAACACTTTGCAGGGATTGGATAACGCTCATTAGCGATAATCTCCAAAGAGGTCTTTTGCTGATCCATCGTCTGGTAATGCACTTGCTGCATCTGATAAAGGAATTTTTCCTGCATCAACTAAAATGACTTTAGCTTCAGGGCTGCCATCCTCGTCAAAGTTGATCATTAAACGCTTTTCATCCGTTGTCAATACCTGAGAATCTAAGTAAACTTCTTTAATTAGCTTCATATCAGATTGTAATTCAGGATATACAGTCGTATCAAAGTCAACAACGTAATCTACTTTATCTGATTTTGAATAGGCAGGTACTAACCATTGCATTAATTTCTGCTCAATCATGTTCAGGAACGGGATAGTAATATCAGTTACTAATGCTTTACGTGCCTGCTCCTGATTGGAATAGGTGCCCGTACCGCGACCTAATAATATTGGGTCTATCCCCCAAAGTGAACATAATGTAGTTACATCGTCATTCATTGACTCAATGATCTGCAAGGCTTGAGGGCTTAAACCTAATTGAATCGCCTGTAACGGCATGCCAGAAACTACGGTTTTACCTTTATTTGCAGGGCCGTTAATCTTTTCGCCCAATGCTTGTTCGGTTGCAGATACCTGTGACGGATTTAACCAATACTTTGAATCGGGATGATTCGGACTGACGATTGTTTCGGCACCTCTGTTTTCTAATAGCTTTGAAGATGAATATAAACCTACATCATTACGTTTCAAATACTTTAATCCTGCAAGCAATGGGCTTTGACCTCTTAGCTGATCTCCTGTGACAGTCCAATAAGGGTTAAACATTTTAATATGGCAAACATCCCTTGCTGCAATCTCTTTAGTCACATCGCCAATTCGTAGCTTATAACCTTTGACTGGATTCATTATATCCCCAGCTACGATTGTAACTAAGTGAGAGGGCATTGCATAAAGCTCTGTATATTTTCCGAAGTTCTTTGAATCTTCTCCGGGCCCTACACCATAAATGAACGCCTCACCGCACGTATTATAGAATCCTGACACATCATCCATAAACTCCGACCATGTTTGATGCGGGTTTGGTTGTTTTAGTAGCCTGCCCAAATCCGTACCTTCTGCAAACTCTAAAGCCTTTGACCGCATAGCAATAGATTGCGTATGTGTATCTGAATTACCAGAAAATTTATATTGCTTATATTTTGTGGTAAGATTCTTTCCTGACTTTTCGGTATAAACTAACAAAGGAGCTACTTTGTTTTTATCTCCAATCTTTCGGATTATAGCATAAACATTTGCGTTCTGCCTATATCCACGATTAACAAATACCTCGGCTTGTGCATTATCATACCATACAATATCGTTATTGGTAAAATACTGATAGGCTATTTGGCTGAGAATATTATTCTCAACTGCTGGAAAGCTGCCTATAATTTTCGATAACCCCTTAAACATTAGCCATATCTCTTATTAATTAAAAAAACAGCCGAACATACTAAAATGTAGATTGAGCGCAATATAACGCCCCATTTGATAGCATCTATACTCCCTGCAATAAACGAAAATAGTAAAAAACCTATTGCAAATATAATTAAAACTTCGTATGCAGTTGTTTTCATTGTGTAAATGTAATTATTTTATTGCAAATTCAAATCTCTTACCCAAAGCAAACCACATACGCATCATAATCATATCTGAGAAATCCGGAGATCTTCCTATTAATTCTTTGACCTTATCCTTTGGTAATACTTGTTTTTTGCCATCCTTATCCTGGTTATATTGCTTGACCTGCTCCAATTCCTGAACAATCAAATCCCTATATTCATTTTCGGCAATATACAAATTTGAACAATTTATCTGATTTGCTAACTTAAAATAGCACTGTGATTTTAAATTATTGTAGTTTTCAATTTCTCCTGACTGTGAATTTTCGATAGGTTTTGAATTATTTACAAACCCAACAGACCCGGAAAGTATATCCGTTACACCTCCACCAACTCCATCATCATCAATAATTACGTTCCTAATTGGAATTGAAAACTCTCTGCACAATAATTTTATACGATCAGCTGCCTCGGTTACTTTGTTTCTGTCGATGGTAATTATTTTAATTAGCCTGAATCCGCTCCATATACCAATAACTGTTTTATCTCTGCCAAATCGTGCAATATCAGCAGATAAGTACATTTCACCATCGTCTACAAATTCATTGCTAAAGCAATCGTAAATTTTGTTAATCGGTATTAAAGATGAAGGGTCGTCATCATACTCCCAATTACCATACAAAAGCCTTTCGATTGAGTTTTTATCTAACCCTAATAAATTATCTCTGTAATGCTTCGAGATATACGGATTATCTGAAATTAAAGCCTGTACGAATTTCTTATCCTCTGGGAGTGTTCCATCTCTAAATGGTTTGTAATAACGATTATAAACCCAATTTTTTGAAGGGTTGCAAGACCCCATCATTTTAGGAATTAATCCAAAATCGTCTAATTTGTATCTAATACGAGATTTTACAATATTCCAAGCCTTTTCAACTATCTGGTTATTTTCATCAATGAAAGCATCTGTAATTTCAAGCGATCCCAATTCGTCAAAGTTTGGGTCTGATGGGTAAAGAAATAAATCTTTTAACAAGGTTTCACTTCCATTAAACCATTTTATAATATTTGATTGTTGATTGTAATTAAAATGATTGATAGCTTTTAGCCCTTGCATGGATGCAACCTGAAAGAAAGTGTTTAATGTCGTGTCCTTTAATGTTTTTAAAGATGCCCTGCCAATCAATCCTCTTGTGCCGGGATATTGTAATCTTCGTTTAATCTGCCAATAGCATCCTAAAGCTGACTTTCCTCCACCTGCACCTCCACCAAATTCAAGCTCTTTTGTAATATCATCCTCTAAATAATCTAAAGCTATGGTCTGCTTTATGGAAAGTTCCATTATTTAGTTTCGTATTTTTTGATCTCATTCCAAATTAGACTCATTTCGCCAGAAACTCCAATATCCTGCTTTAGTTTCCCGTCTACCTGTTCCATAATCATTTGAATAGCTTTTAACGAATCATTGCCACGTTTTGACATCGCCCAACTGCTCAACTTCATTGCTAACTGCATTTGGGTAGGTAGTTTTAAAATTACGCTCCCGTCATCGTTAATCTTTACCACCTGATTTGCTGGCATCGTTACATTTCCCTCTGCTTCCAATAGGTCTTTTAATTGGTTGCGGATAGATACGGGGCGACCACCTTTTGTAGGGTCTTGTAAAGGAAATTGAGTGGGTGCGTGACCTTTTAGTAAATGTTCTTTGCCCATGGTTATTGACCGTTATTGTGACCGTTTTATTTTAAGCCTACAAACGCTTTTAAAGGGTAAAATATTAAACTATTTCTAAACCCTCCATCTTTTGTTGGCATTATAGGTGTTACACCGTGAATGTTTTTCCAAACTGGATAAACTAAGATAGAGTTATTTGCGCTATCCATCGTTGCCCCATAATCAGGGAGGTGTAAATTGCCACCTTTGGCATTTAATCGTTTTGTGATAATAACATTCACCGCCCCTACTATATTACCTATATCCCTATGGAATGGTGCTGATATATTATAATTAGAAATTGAGCTTGTCCAAAGGTTGCCAAACTTCCATTTATTATTTACTTGCTCAAATAGTTTTTTTTGTGCTTCGTATTGCTCTGGCAGTATTTCCTTTATAAGTGCTTCGCTTTCTTTTGCTAAAAGTAGCATTGCTTTGATAAACGGTTGCGATTTTTTTAAAGAGTGTGTTGAAGCGATGTTTTGCCAAGGTCTGCCTAAATGAGGCTTTGCCGTTACAGAGCCTAATATTGTTGACATACCTTCAAATAATGGTCTTGTTTTTCTACCCAAAACGCTACCCTCACCAGATAAGCCAACTCTACCTTCTTTTGGCACTCTTTTGCTATTAAACTCGGCATTCGCTAAGTCCGCCAGCTTACACATCTTCTCAGGCATATGTTTAATGTAAAACCCAATCGGAACACCATCTTCATAAAAAATGCAATCCTCTAAAATGTTAGGCTCGATGTACGGACACTCTTGCCCTACTTTAGTATCGTGCTCTACTTTTATTAAATCAATTCTTTTCATAACAAAAAACGTTTGTGCAAGCTGGAAACCAAGACTTTTGCCAAGTATCATAATCTCTACTTATGAACTTTGCGGTATTTCCAATACTTGCTATTTTATAAATTTTTTCTAATTTTTCAATTATATTCCAGAACCTAAATAAAGAGTCATCAATATCAAAACTCCACTCAAAAACCATTTTTTTAAACTTCTTATTTGTTTTTTCTAGAATTGGCATTTCAGCACCTTCAATATCAATTTTAATACAAACACCGTCAGGGATTACTTCGTCAAATTTAACACAATCTACCTTTATACCTTTGCCATTCCAGTTTTTAAATAATGAATTTCGCCATACATTTCCATTGTTACCTACATATAAATTCGCTTGTTTACTATCGTTATGAACCAAAGCAACGTTTTTAATTTCAGCAGTAAACCCGTTTAATTTTAGATTCTTTTCAATCATTTTGCAGTTGTTTGGGTCAGGCTCATAGACAATTACATTTGCACCTAAACTACACGCCAATAAAGTGAATGCTCCTACATTCCCTCCACAATCAATCCAAGTTTCGCCTTTTTCAATTGTCATCCCTTTTTTACGATAAACATCTTTTCCGATAACTTCTTCGAATGTTTTTAAATCGCTAGTATTTTCTCGATGATAGAATTTGATTCCTTTAATTTCTGATTGCATCATATATTATTTTTTTCAGCTTTCAAAAAATCCAATATCATTTTACCTACATAAGCATCTTGATCACGCCAAAACTTTACAAGTGAGTACGCTTCTTCATAATGTTCGGGTTCAAATTCTATTTGAACTCCTTTTTTAACACCATTAGTCATTTCATTAATTTGGTTGTCAATATCGCTATCAGCGTCTAATAAAGAATAATCAACTTGTGTTTCATTTTCTAAACCCCACTCCTCCAAAGTACCTTCTTCAAGTTCCTCCCCCAGTATATCAAAATCAAAATCAATGTTAACTTTTGCTGTTTGGTTGTCTGCCAAGGCGAATTCCCTGCCTTCGGGTGTATCTAAATCAATATCGTTACGTCTAACAACTACCAACGTATCTTTATCAGAGTCAATAATATTTATTTTATTATACCCTAATTCTTTAAAGTTCTCAACGGTTTTATTTCCTGCAATAATATTATTCGACTTGTCTACCAATACACTACGACCTGCCCCGAATTTACTTAAAGATTTTTGCATCAAGTTTTTACCCGATGCAGTACCTTTATTGAAATTCTTATCGTCAAATATTAAATCCGATATTTTGCTCATAGTTCAAAGATAAACATTTTTTCACATTAAAAAACCCGATCATTTCTGACCGGGTGTCCTGTAAGACCTTGCAGAGCTTGAAGGGTTATCTTATCTTAGTCGTTATGGTAATTAAGTTTCCCGTGACTGATCCTCTTATAGCATCATTTGACAAAACAAACTCGATACCTAATTTATTTAAAATCATGGTTGTTTGATTAATTACCACCTAAACATAAAGGTAGTGTGTTGTATTAGGGAATGTTTGTAGCTCCAAGCGACTAGTTATGTGGCATTACAGTAAAGGAATAATTTTCATCAATCCATAAGTAATTAAACTGCCAATAAAAGCACCAAGTCCAGCTAAAAATAGTCCGTATTGTTGCGTTTGCTTTTTTGTCCAACTCATTGGTTCGTTTGCTTTCATAATAATTAACGCCACATAACAACGTATATAAAACATTGCTTTAGTGGTCTTTTTTTAAAGTTTATTAATAATTCAATTCTTTGTGTTTATCTATTTAGTTTCGGTCTGCAACGTTTCATATACAAACCGTTATAGGTAATAAAATTTAATTCCATATCCTCCACCAAAAACTTTTGTTCTTTCTGTAGTTCAATCGTTCTTGTTCTAATTCTTCTATGTAATCTTCTACTAACCTAATCTGTTCTTGTGTTCCACTAACACCTTCATTTAAACATTCACTATAAACAGTTCCCCAGTCTATATTATTAGAAGAACAAAAGTTTTTTACTTTATCCTTAAATTCATCTCTCAACGGTATTGGTATTTGTATCATAAAATTAAATTTTACATACCTATAACAAAGTGTATAAGTAATGTGGTTAATAAATTTATTTATAAGTTGAATGTGTGTATAAAACCACACTACTCATACACCCAACCGTTACCAAACATTAAAACGATTTGGTAACACGTAATATAAAACATAAAATTATTTAGCATATCGCATCAAATTTGGTGCAAATCCGAAAGTTTACGGTTACGTAATCCTGTAAGACCTTGCAGAGCTTGAAGGGTTATCTAAATTTAGTCGTAAAAACAATAAGCGTACCGCCTACACCTCCACGAGGGGCATCATTTTCGATAGTATAATCAAGACCTAATGCATCTATTATTTTTCTTACTGCTACGGTATGATCTTGGTTACTCGTAAACCTACCACTACCAGATGTATAACATGGCCTTATTGCTTTTGTAGTATTCCTTAGAAATTCTTCAACCATTTTATATGCTACGGTTGACTTTTTGAAAGGCTTATAAATCCCCCATTGAGAAACTATTTCCACACTTGGTAATTTCTCTAATTTTTTAATTACGATTGCTTTGGTTGTTGTTTTCATGATTGCTAAGTTTTAATGGTTTAAATTATTTCCATATTGATATACCGCCTGATCTTCCGGCTTTTCTATCTCTTCTGCTTCTTTCCTCTATCCAATCTAATTTTGGAGATATGTACTCTAAATGATCTTTTTCTTCTTTGGTTAACTCTCTTTGAACTGTTACTACTTTTTTAGTAACCACTTTTACAAAAGGCTCGCTTGAAAGGTTAGCATAAGGAGTTGCTAATTTTTTTTGCTCTCCTGTTGCTATTATGACAATAACAGTTACGTTTTTATCTTCGCTTATAACCTCTACTTCTCCAAATGCTTTGCTAAACTTTTTCATGATCTTTGTTTCTTTGTATAGTATAAAGATAACATATATATAGACTCTTGTCAATAGTTATTATACTTTATGACATTTCTATGACAAACCTACCTATATGGATTTTTATGATAGCTTTCATCTTCAAAAAATCGTTCTCTGTAAATCTGGCACCGGAAATGTTATTTTCCTTGTTGTATAGCAACTGCCTGGGCCTGGTGCTATTTGGAAACATTTCAGCGGCTAGCTCAGCCTTGTTTATTATTTTGGGTATTTTCATGCTCCCATCCTCCTCTCTAGACGTTGCATTTTAAACTCAACTTCCTTATCTACATTTCCGAAGATTAATTCAAGTTGTGTTATCATTATTTTTACATCTGCGAGCTCACATTTAAGGTCCAGAATGGTTTCCATTTCAGCATCATGCCGAATTTTCAATAATTCTTTGGTCAACTCTGCCATTTCCTCGATGGCCTTATCAACTTGCCGGTTAGTACCGAAATATTGGATGGCTTTTTTTAATATTTTAGTTTTCATGATTTCAAATATTTAATTGTTAATTCCTTTGCATTTTCAGCACCTTCAACGAAATGAACTTGCCAGCCAATTGACCTCAAAAAGTTGTGCATCTGATTTTGTTCCTGTACGTGCTTGCCTTTACTAAGGCTTCCATCTTTTAAGAACGTGCCTGAATCTTTGCGTTTCATTTCAATGCCTAATCCTGAACCGTGGTAAATCATAATATCCGGCCATCCACTGAAAGGGTCCAAAATATTAGTAATGTTCTGCATCTGCGGTGATAGTTCGCCTGCTGACTGAATATCAGATCTAAATCTAAGTTCTGGATATTCTAGTTTTAGCCACTTACAGAAAGTTAATTGTTCGCTCCATTCCGATTTCTTAATCTGCCCTGGTTTGATAATTTTGCCCCTTGACTTTGGAGGGGAGTGAAATGCGTTCATTGGGTCATTTTTACCAATCCCAAAAATGTCATTTAGTGATACTAATTTATGTTTCATGTCATTTCCTTTTATCTTGTGTTTTCCAATTCTGTTTCATTTCATTTGTCATTTCTTCAATCTCTAATCTGCTCTCTGGATACATTTTCCAAAGTACCCGATTCCTTTCTAGTCTATAATTCCGCATCCATTGAGATTCGGTATATGGTTTCGGTTTTGCCTTGTAGGTTTCTAGTTTCGGGTTGGTGACTACGTTGCCTTGACCGTCTGTTTTTAGGTGTTTTAGTGCCATGGCCAAGTGTAACCTTTAGTGTTACCTAGGTTACAGTAGGGGGTTACACCAAAAACGTAGTTTAAATATATACCAGTGTACTTTTTAAGGTAAAAGTTGTAACCGGTTACAATACGAATAAAAAAAAATATATTTTTCATTTAAGTTTTTTATTTTTATTTCTCTGGTGTAACCCGGTTACACTGGTTACAAACTATATAACTATTTATAAATCAGTTAGTTAAGAGCATTTAAAGTGTGTACTTTTACTGTAACCCGGTTACACTAGGGTTACACTTTTGCGACATATTTATAAATTGTCTTCCTACTTACCCCCAAAATCTCCGCTAATTCTGTTTTATTAATTTCAGGGTTCTGCTTGTACAACTCCTCGAACTTTTCAAAAGATGTTTTCGCCTGATTAGCTCTTACATATCGCTTAATATCATTAACCTCGGAGCTGGATATTTTAATCTTCTTAGCCATATTTATAAAATAAATAGACAACTTTTCGGCATCCAATAAAGACCGTTTTGAAATAAAACGATAATCTTCGGTGTCTTGATTATCATACCAATTCAAGGTATTTAGCAAAAGTGCAAATCTCGGGATATAAGATTTCTGCTTTGGTAGCATAGACTTTATATATTCATTCTCCTCATCGCTATTCTGCTGGTCTGTAATCGAATTAAATATTCGCTTCCACTCTATCTTAGCTTCATTGGAAAACCTTGCTATAATCGGCTCTATTTCATCATCATTGTTGTATTTTACCATTTGCCGTTTCATACCTTCATAGAAACTAATCATGTAACTTGAATACCATTCAATTACCTCCTGACTGATCTCATTGTCATTAAAATATTCAACCGATAAATCTGGATAGCAGAGCAGCATTCTATCTATAAAACCGTTATCCTTATTTTCATCGGTATAAAATCCATCCAGTACGCCCGGCTGAATACCACCAAGTACAGGAATTAATGGACGTTCAACAAATGAGCTTTTAGCGGTTTTCCGATTCAATGAGACTGATTTACCAGACCATGTACTGAGCCAAAACTCCATATCGGAACCAGCACGGTATTTATTCATGTCCTTAAGCCAGCCTGCTAATTCATCCTTAAATACACCTACTGCATTTTTATTTTCTTCATGCAGATCTACCAAGGCTTCAAGAGTTATATCATTAGCTATGAACTGCGTTTTAAAAGGCTTCTTAATCTCTTCTGTATTTTGTCTCTCTTTTTTATCAAGTTCCATGTACGCCATGTATTTTTTCATCTCCTTGATATGCTTTTTCTGCTCTCTGCTATTAGATTTCATTAACGGAAAAACTATATGAGATATTGAAGGGGTCTTTCCAATACCTGCCTTCCCAACTATACTAATCCAGACATTGCCTGTCTCCTGCCACCCTGTCTTGATTTGGACATGGATTGAATTTCCGATCGTTACGGAAAGCATCCAAAGTAAAGAACAACCCATATAATCAATAGAACTATCCAAGGTCTGCTGACATAAAACCATGTAGTTTTGTATCTCCTTCGGGAATATGTCAATTGGGAATTGTAATGTTGGTAATACTATTTTAGGTTCTTTTTCAAGCTCTTTAACCTTAGTTACTACCCTGTCTCCAAAACCTTTGGAATACAATTCACTTGCGGACTTCTTATAATCTCCGTTATGGTATTTAATCGTATACGCTGAATATGGACTGATTAATTTTTCATTCGGGTAAATAGTACCTGTACTAAATAAGTACATACAATTTGAGTTCTTATATACATACCCGGAGTGTGGGGATGTAGCTCCAGAACGCTTTATAATATATTTATCAGATAGATTTCTAACTATACTAAATTCGTCTTTGATGACATCGAAAATTGAAGTCTTGTCATTGTAATCCTTCCATGGTGGGTTATTTGATACCTGCTCTTCCTGCTTTATCGGTTCTTCTTCATGTATATAATTATAATACTTTGAGCATTCAAACAATACCTTCCTGTCAAATTCTGATATTTCCTGAATTTCGTAATACGATTTCTTAGATACCTGATTATCATAAATAAAAACATAACCGCCATTCCCACGGGTTTCAATTATAGCCTCCTTATATTCCTTTAATTTAGCAATTTTCTGATTCCCGCCAACTATTGAACATTTATATAAAATATGATAGCCGTTATTAACAGTCTTATAAATTACAAACTTATCATCGAATCCATCAATATTGTCTTTTAAGAATGAAACGTATTCATTCCAAAAATCCTGCTGCTCTTTTAATGATGGGAGTATCTTTAAATCAATATCAAAAACCTCGATTCCGTTAAAACCTGTAATTATTCCAACACCTAAAGTAGCTGGTATTTCCGTTCCGTCCTTACGTTTGATTCCGCCTGAGTATAGGTAATCCTTTTCAAATGATTCTTTCGTGTGCGCTTCGGTCTGGAATTTTTTCCATGCGAAATTTGGGATCTTAGAATCCCCGATAGTGACTAACGATAATCCACTATCAAGCATTTTTTTACACTTGCCTAGGTCTGTTTTTTCAGCCATATCAATTTTTTTTAATATGTTCTAAAATAGCCTGCTTTAGATTAGGCTTAATATCACAACCAGAAAGCCAATGAAGGTATCGTAAATCATCTGGCTCTGTAAGAGTTGATAATTCACGCCCCGCATATTTCCCGAAATGGATTTTAATAGGCTTATTTTTCGGTAAATGTTTTATGTAATTTCCACATCCGTTACAATATGCGGATTTATGCGGCCCGGCTATGCGTTCTGAATAATCATTGATTAAACCGCATCTTTGACAAGTTATGTCCATAAAAATAAAAGCCTGATAACGTAGAGGGGTTATTCAGGCGTTAATGGTTTGCAATATTACTGAAAATCCCTCTACCTATTTTCAGTAATCTTTAATTACAATGCAATATAACAATTATATCTCAATCCACCTTCCAAAACTCAGCATCTTTTTTACATCCTTTTCAGTAGTTGCAAAATCAGCTTTCCCGGGTCGATTGGTATATTTTCCAGTCCAGCTATCACCTATCCTGTGCATGATGAATTCGGCACCGCAGCAATCGACATAGTGGTGGCGAGAGGTTATGGGCTTTGACTTCATTAGAATAGTTTGGTTTGATTAATATTCCCTTTCCCGTTCCAGAAAATCTTTTCAACGGTTTTCTTTGCGTTATTAGTTGCTGATAAACTACTCCGGTGTGTGAAGGCGTGAACTTCTTGAAAGGGAGTGTTATATTCCGAAATGTAAACGGCATAGTTAATTTCAGCAGCCCATTTATAAAAAAGGTCATGATTAAAATTCCCTTCCTTATATTCCCCAGTTCCTTTATATGGTATATCACAATAAATTACAGGATTATTACCTTTTATAATTACGTTTTCGTAAGATAGGTTGCTTGTTTCCAGCCTTTCCAGCCTTTCCAGACTTTGCAGCTGATAATGCGTTTTAGTTACCTTTTCAATATGCCTGCAAAACAAAACCCTACGCTCGTGAAGCCCTTTGATATTCATTAGCTCGGGTATATCAAGACCGAGCCCCATCATTGCCGATAAATCGCCATGTACGACAAACTCATGTGCCAGCCGTTTCTTTTCTTCAATATCTTTCCCGTATAAATAACAAGTCTGGCTATTCCCAAAGCTCCAGCAAGACATAACAAAGCCAGAATACCAATCTGCATCTACTTTACTAATCTGATCAAAGAATTGATCACGGTTTACCCACTGATAAAATTTAGAATCAAGGGTTTTATTGCTTTTTAAATATTTAACAAGCTCAAAAATATGACTATTTAACTCATTGTAGTGAACATTGAACCGATAGTCTTTTATTGCCGTAAATGAAACAGAACCGCCACCTCCGAATAAATCGTAAAAGTCAGTAATTTTGCCGTGCCTTAACATTATAAATCGAAGTATATCGGAAGATAACTTACGCTTACTCCCCATATATGGTATGCCTAACATAACAACATCGGCATAACCAAAAATAAATCCGTTCCGATCTCCGAGCCGTCACTGAATAGAATAGCCCGTTTCTCATTTGACCCCTCAATATAAGCCGTAACCCCTTCTAATTTCCCCAGCAACGTAGCCACCTGAGATCCCGTTAACCCAATGGTCAACTCCCCTGTAGTGACAGCTTTTACAACCTCCTCTGATTCCTGGCTCAAATCTACATCCGAGCAAGTCAAAGTTACAGTCCCATCGGAAACAACCATTTTTAATAACTCGTTCATATCTGCTAAAATTGACACCCGTTTAACCGCCGCCAGTAATTGCAATCTATCAACTGCGACATTAACGGGATTATCGCGTGGAATAACCGCATCGACATTCGGGAATGTAGCATCTAATAATCGCGAAGTAATAACCAATAACCCCGTTTTAAAAGTAATCAGATTTTTATTATACACTACATCTACGTTTTCAAGCTCAAACCCTGAAAGTATTGGAATTGTTGTACGTGGTATTATCAAATCGAATGGATCGGATTCGGTAGCTATTTGCATAGTTGATAATACGTGCGCATCGGTCGCTTCAATCCTTAATAATCCGTTAGTACACGATATGTGTAATCCTGCTAAATTTTGGCGAAGGTCATCCGTAGATATTGCAAATGCAGTCTTGCCAATCGCATCGGGTAAAAGTCCGCCAGATAAGCTAAAACCCGCACCGTCCGCTAAATCTACTTTAGGGTAATCTGTGCCTGATTGATACGGGATGGAATAACGACCGGTATCGCACTTAATCGTTACGATGTCATTCGCAAAGGTCATCGTTAATGGTTGTTCTGGTAAAGCTGAAACTATTCTTTGCAGTTTAACAGCCGGGATGCAAACCCGTTCCGCCTTATCGGATTTCAAATTGCAATTAACTGAAACAAAAACCGACATATTACCGCCCGTTATTGTAGCTGATTCTTTTGTAATATCGAATAGATAGGATCCGATTATAGGAATTGCATTTCCGTTTCCAACGGCTTTACCAGCCGCTTTCAAAGCTGTTAAAAGTTCTGTTCTGTTTACTGTTATTTTCATTTTATTTGAAGTTGTAATTGGTTTGCGTTTGTGTTGATTATTTCGATGCGGAGGGGGATGGCGGCGGAAAGGTTGCGTTTCCAGTCTTTTAGCAATATGCAGTAGGCTAACCGCTTTCGTTTATACTCCGGCTTCCTAAACTGCATGAACCGCGATAGATTATGTATTTTCTTGACCCGTTTGAGAAACTTCTCTGCGTCCGTGTCTTTCTCGTACTGCTTTTTACAGTCCATTATTTCCGATTTTATTGATATTAGTATCATCTTAATAATTTATTTTTTTCTTCTTTACTTAACTTAAAATATTTTTCGATCTGGTACGATGCGCTATATCTGTCTTTATATCCATGCTTAATAGAAAGAGTTGCTAAGGTCTGATTAGGATCGCGAATGTAATCCAAAATCAGAGCCTTATTAACCCTCTTTGAAAGATCTCGTTTCATTTTAGAACGGTAAGTCATCGGGATCAGCAACCGTAACCGCGCCTGCTTCCGCTCTTGCTCCACCGCCAGATTCGCCCCAAACGATATGATTCCCCAGAATCGGCATGGCCTTCTTTTCTTCGTCTGACATTGCAGAGAATATATCTTTCGGTAGTGATTGTTTCACTATGTGCGTGTCTTTACTATCCGCTTTTGTATTCTTATACTCAAATCCCTGCAAATCGAGATACACCGCGCCCTTATCAGACTTGAATAAATGATTTTGATTAATCGGAATTAAAATACATTCTACATCTTTGTTTCTCCCAGATGTGATAATTGCGGCCTGTTTTAAGCCTGCAAGATTAATTTTTGTGCTAATATTACCCATGATTATTTAATTAAATTGTTTAAAAAGTTACGTGATTCTTTTACTCGTGTTATTAGTTTTTCTATTTTTTCAGGATTGTAGTTAATTTCAAATGTTTTGATTCTTTTGTTGTCTGGTATTTCTATGAAGTATTTTCTTGTTGAAGTCGGGCAAAACTCTTGAAATAATTCATTGGCAAAGTATTTCGTATAAACCAAATTAGTAATCATTCGATATATTTCGTCAGGATTAGTTAACCATTTAGCCTGTCTTTGAATTTCAAAGTAATCAGCATCAATTAACGTGTAACATAAGACTGCTTTCTTTTTACCCGTCAAGTGCATATAGATTTGAAGCTGTGTTTCATAGTCTTGATTAGGAATTTCGGTTTCAAACATAGGAAACGTAGCGAGCGACCAGGAGCACTTATTGTCGTAAACCGTATCGGTTGTTATCAAGTCTGGCGTTCCGCAAAAATATTCATCTTCGAAGTATTCTACGTTTTTATAAACCATTCCTAGATTTAACTCTGTGGCCATAAGAGTAAATCCCTCTTCCTCCTGTACATTTCCTTTGGTGATATACTTTGACTTTATATCCTCTCTACGGGCGTATAGCTTTTCTTTAAGCCATTGTTTTAAATACGTTTCGCCTATTTTACCTAGCCCTTTAATGCCATCTATGAAGTGGCCGCCTGATGCTCTTATTTTAAAAGATTCCATTTTGTATCAAATTGAGTTTGTAATTTTTCTGTTAAGTGTGATTTTAATCCTTCTAAGGTTTCCCTATCTTTTGCTTTTTCAATTAGTTTTTCCATACGCTGTTCTTCTTTAGTTTTTGCAACATCTGCTAATTTTGCATCAGCCTGAAAAGCAAAGGTATCTTTACGGTTCAAATCGCTTCCAAACGTAGTACCAAAATGATCGCAAGCATCCTTTATTGCCACGGTTTTCGCAATCGGAAACGCCATAGACAAAGCACCGTTATTGATATTTGCTAAATCTGCTGGACTTGTTCCTTTTGCGGTCTGTAACTGCTGAGCCCCAATTCCATCGTGAAAATCCCACTCTCCCGTAATCGGGTTAAGATAGTGAACCCGTACGACTACATAAACTCCGTTGAAAGATGTACCCTCTCTTAAAACTTCAATTCGGTAGCGTTTAAATATCTTTTTTAAGAGATACTCTACTTTGTCAATAGGTAGGTAATTGTAATTAGCTATGTACGGGTGTTTTTTAACCCATGCGGCTGGAGGTTGCTGATTCAGTATGACTAATAGCTGGTCTGCCTGTACCGTTAAGTCGGTATCTTTGTAAAGCTCCTGTAATGTCGGGAGCTTGTACTGTTGAATTTCTGTACTCATTTCTTCAATTCATTTAAGGCAAATTCTGCCAAGTTTAATTTTATAATAGCTTCATTGATTTTGGTCTCGTGATATTCAATATCCCATTTAATAGACTTGATTTGACTTTCGGATTCTTTGATAAGAATTTCTCTGCTTGTTGGTAAATTTTCCATGTGAAAAATAATGCCCTTTGGAACTAGGGAGAACCGCCGGGCAATTTCTTTAAGTTAGTGGATCGGCATCCCTAAATGCCGTAACTCTTTTACTAATATAGCAAAATAAAATACAATAATCCAAAAAAAGCCCATGCCATTAGTAGGTTTATAACTGCCCAGCCCGAAGGCTTGTGATGGGATAGGCGATTCGGGTAACTGTCTTGATCGTTCATATTATGCCGTCATTAAAATGTCCGAGGTAAAGGCATTGCGATTCCTCATTTGATGCAAACATTAGATCATATCCTGATTTCCTGTAATCCTTACACAATAGAGTGAGCGAATCCCAAGAATTACTAACTATTTTGCATCCTGATACTAATATTGGTACTATTGAAAATTGGTCTGCAATAAAATAAACCAACTCAATCCACTTCAACACCTTTTCTTCTTTCGCCTCTTCCGTGAGGTCTATTACTTTAGTCATCTTATCTGTATATAAAATTTAATAAATATTCCCATTAAAAAGAATATTAACAATGCCGCACAAGCTGAGACAATCACCCAGAATGCGATCAGGTTCTCCGGGTCTTTGATTTTCATGAAGTTAAAATGTAAAAGAACACCCATCCGATAATTAACATACCAATACACAAAGCAAGTGATTGAAAACCCTCTTTAGGATTAGATGACCGTTCTATTGAATGCATCCATATTGATTGGTTGCGCATGGTTATTGTCGGCGGCTCTTCCTCTTTAATCTGATTAACGGTATGAACCTTTGAGATTGAACCATCTCTATTTACTCGGTGTGCTATATTTCTCATGATATTTTACTCTAATAATTTTAATTAGTTTATAAATTGATCTGCTATTTTCTTGTTAGTTTCCATTTTCTTGATTCGCTATATCCTGAATAATTTTTCTACTATCTGAAATTTGCTTATACATTAATTCCCTAAAGTCAATAGGCAAATCATCAATAACTGATTTGATAACAAATTGCAAATGTTCAATGTGTAATATCAAATTGCGTTTTTGAATCTCAAGCCGTTCAATTTTAGTCTTGTTTATCAATTCTTTGACGTTTACTGGCTCGCATATACCTTTCATCCATTGGTATCCGTCCTGTGGCACTCTCTGAGCCTTGCTCAGCTGGGTGTCGATTTCTTGTTTTGTCATGATTATATAAAGTTTAAAATTTTACCTTCAATTTCAGTTTTGATACTATACCCTTCATCATTCCATCCATTTATGGCAGCCCAGTTTGATTCTGATAAAATGAACCGTATTAAATTACTGCTGAAATAAATATCAATGAATGATTCATCTAGGTCATTCGGATTAATCTCAGCTGTTATGCCTTCAAATTCTACGATCATAATAAATTAGATATAATAGTGTAAGCCACAAATGCCATTGCAGATAAAACCACAAGCCTCGCAAGTGGTAATAGTATTGTTTCGAATATTTTCATGAGTTTAATGCTTTATATATGGTAGGTAATGAGGCCTTAAATTTTTCTGATAGCTTTTTTACGATTAATGTTTTTGAGCCTGAGTAGTTATTAAACTCTTTGCGTATTTCGGCAAAACGATCTAATCGCTTTTGCTCTGCCTTAGATATTAGTTTCTCTTTCATAAGGCAATATTAGCTATAATATATCAGAATAAAAAATATATTTAAAAATTTATTTTCACTTTTATTTTTTTATATCAATTAATATACTTACTATTGTATATGCAATTCAGCATATTAAAACTTGCAGATTATGACACTTAACAAAACAGAATGGCTCGCACAACCGGCAGGAGCCAAAGCCTTTAAAATTAAATGCTACGATGAAGATGGAAACTTTTACGGGGCCGACTACGTAATCAAAACGGGGGATCAGGAAGAGGCTGATGACCTCGAGCAGGCTAAAGAATTCAGCGAAGGGTATATGTATGAAGTTTCTAATGTGATTAAAAATTAGCCATCCCTGTTCCTGCAAGTCAGGAATCCACCACCCCAACGCTCACAAGGCTTGGGGATTTGGTGGTATAACCCATTTAGGTTCACTTAATCAGTAATAACTAAAAAAATAATTATGAGTGTATCAATTTTAGAATGTCTGCAAAATGCTAGATACAATTTAGATAATGCAATCAAAATTCCAATGCTTATGCCAATGGTAAAAGAGCAATTAAATAATGCTGTTGAACTTTTAGATAAGGGGTATAGTATTTGGGATGAAGTAGAGCCTTTATTAGAAAAATATGGAAGCGTTGAAAATGTTCCTGAAAAAACAAACGAGCAACCATGACCCAAGACCAACACGATTACATCGAACACGGCAAAGAGTTTGACCATGTTAATCAGGATTGCCCGACTTGCGATGGCTCTGGTAGAGTAAATGAATGGTACTCTAAATGCTGCGGAGATGATATTATAAACGGTATCTGCATAGACTGTAAAGAAGTCGCTGAGTACGATACTGATACTTGCCCTGATTGCAAAGGTCACGGAATAGTGATGGAATAACTTCTCCCGATTGCATTAATCGGGTTTAACTAAAATAGAATTACTATGAGCCTAATCGAACTTAAACGACACGGATATTACACTTTAAAAGGTCGTAGGTTATCCGTTTCAGCTTTGAAAATAGCTATTATAATTGATGGCAAAGAAAAGGTAAAAAGGCTTTTCGATTTAACCGATGAACAAATTGAAGCAGTAATTAAATTTAGAAAGAGATGAAAACTAAAGAGGAAATAGAACAGGAAGCCGAAAATTATGCTCACAGATTCATCTAAATGGGTAGTAAAGACTACTACTATTTGGGATTCTAAATTAAATCGTTGGACTTTTTACGGGAGTTCTATTGAGCCATATAGAGTAACTTACGGTATAACTACATCAAGTCAACTTAGACATTTTACACCATGACCGACCACACCATTCAAGTCCTCGCTTGCCTGTTAGCTGTAATATTACCATGCTTAATCATTGGAGGTTTAATCTGCTGGTTTGTAAAGGCGTTTAAACGGGTTATATTGAAGGCTTGGGACGAGGTATAACGTCATTCCGCTATGAGTAGTGGCGGATTTAGAACTACTCACTTTAAAATTAGCACAAATGAAATTAGAACGCACAAGCTTTGACTTACCACAAGACCCGCCATTACTTATAGCGGATGTTATAGGTAGGCTTTCTTCTCAACTCAATAAGCAGTTAGATGATTGTATAATTGAAGGATTAAAAAGAAAGGGATTTGAGTTTGAAAATAGATTAGAACTTGAAAACTTCATTAAAACAAATTGCAGATGTGCGGACACTCCACATATAAAAAAGCGTGTTTATTTTGCGAATGATATTCCTTTCTTTTTGCATTGCTACGAAATTGAAATGACAAATCCGATAACGCTTGATAGGGGGGTTTGGGTGTCCGCCAACTACGGGACTTATGCTTACCTATAACTAATCGCTTGTGGCCATAAACATTCCACAATATGGCATAATCTGCTGTATTGTGGTAACTAATCCTCAAACCAAATCTTATACACCATTCCTGCAAGTATGCAGACTGCCATCACTAGCAAGGTTATCTGGTACGCTTCCATTATAGTTTTTCAATAGTTTTTGTAGGTTCTAGGAAATTCTTAACCAAATAAGCAAGCCCCCCAGCTACGGAAGCCATAGCGATAGCCTGCCAATTAAATTCTAAAATTCCAGCCTCAACCGATTGCTGAATTATTACTAATGCAGGTGTTAAGACTGCCATGATTAACGCTCTGAAAACATCCCTTGACTTTAAAGAGAATTGTTTTGAAATTACTTTGTTTGTCATATTATTTTTTAATTTAATATCTGTCCTCGAAGTGCATCCAATCAAAATTGAACTCTACTCCGTAATTAATGAATCCGTAACTGTAAAAAATATCAATCATTGGCTTGTATTCAGGCCTTGCAAATCGTGCCGTTTTAGCTGTTTCATGCAGCAAATTCCTGTCAGGATCTAAATCAATTGCAGTTCCATAGCTATGCGAACTCAATTCAGTTCCCCCTCGCATTTCTCTGTAATTAAAACACCCACCGTACAGGTCAATACCAAGCTCCACAATACGTTCATACCCGTAGTGAACCAATATATCAAGCAGCACATTTTCAAGCCTTGTAGCTATTAATCTATGACATTGTATGCGCTTTGTTTTCTTTTTCCTATCCCAAGATATGCGCATCGCAAAAGGCAGGT